TAAAGCACAGATTGATTACGATGTAACTGTTGTAAACAAGGCTCTCCAATTCATCGCTGGTTATGTTAAAGTTAGCCGTCAGATGATTGATGATTTGCCATTCTTGCAAGCATATCTTCAGCAGTCTTTGATTGAAGATTTCCAAAAGGCAGAAGATACTTATTATCTGAATGACCTTGCTTCTGGTGCAACTGCTGGCGTTTCTTCTGGTGCTAACACAGCCGAGAAGTTCGTTGATTATGTTGCTCAGTTGGGTGCTGCTAACTGGAACGCTAACTTGATCTTGACCACACACGCTGGTTGGGCTTCAGTTCTGAAAACAGTTCCTTCTGGTGGTTCTTACTCTGTACCTGGTGGTATCACCATCGATACAGCTGGTAACATCCGCATGATGGGTATTCCTGTAATTCCTCATTCTTTGGTTACAGCTTCTAAGGCTTACGTTCTTGACACTACCAAGTTTGCAATTGCACAACAAGGTGGTCTCGCTGTTCGTAGCACAGAGTATGACCAAGATGATTTCATCAAGAACTTGATCACCTTCCGTTGCGAAGCAAGGGCTGACCTGCTTAGCTTCCAACCTGGTGCTTGTGTTTACGGTGCTATCTAAGTAGGTTGTTTTTTTAAAGTGTATATTTGGGGGGCGGTATTCTTATCGCCCCTTTTTTTTAACTTTGGACTATGGAAGTAAAAATACTATCTACTCATAACTCGAAAATGCTTTATGGTGCATTGAAAGAAATGCACAGAAACTCATTGAGCGGTGAAGTTGTCTATGCTGTTCCACATGAAAACGCAAAGACATCTTTTAACCTATCAATGCAAAAAATAATGAATAGTACAAATGGTGTACTATTGCTCTTTGAAGATGATGTGCAAATAAGGGATTTTAGTCACTTTGAGGAGGCTGTATCTCAATTACCAAGTGATTGGGAATTGTGCTATCTTGGGGCTAATTTGATTGCTCCTATTGAGAAGTATAGTGAGAACCTATATAAGACATTTGGGGCATGGACAACACATGCTGTGATGTACAATAACCCAAAAGAGTTGTGCAAAGGATATACTGACACAAGCATAATGTTTGATGATTGGTTAAAGACATGGATACACCCAAGAGGGAATACTTATATTATCAAACCCATGATAGCGTGGCAGAGACCACACGAAAGCGATTTATGGGGTCACTTTGCTGATTATACAAGAATATTTGATGACTCGGCAGCTAAACTAATTTAACTATGAATATTGTAGCTTCTATTCACTTATATCCTCCTACTCATGTTTGCGGAGCAGAGATGATGATACATTGGATGCTTAAAGATTTACAAGCCAAAGGGCATCACGTTAGAGTTTTATTGCATGATGCCAATAGACATAAAATAAAAAACAATTATGTATTTGATGGCATTGATGTTTTTCCTCCAAACCCAAGTGTGATTGATGGGTTGATGCGTTGGGCGCACGCTGTTTTTACACATTTGGACTACACAAGGTGGACAATTCATACAGCAAAGATGTATAGAAAGCCTGTTTTTCATCTTATCCACAATAGTCATCCTTACCCAGAGATTATTGATGCGGAGAAAAAACAGCATATAATATACAATTCTTTATGGTTAAAAGAACTTTTGAATTATAATTTTAGTAATTTTATAGTGACTCCGCCAGTTGACTACAATTACTATGATTTGGAGAATGAGCCTGAGAAGTCGGAATATATCACTTTAATAAACTTAAACGAAAACAAAGGCGGTAAGATATTTGGCGAGATTGCAAGGGCAATGCCACACAAGTCATTTTTAGGCGTTTTGGGATCATATGATGAGCAAATGACTCAAAGTCTACCAAATGTAACTTATGTGCCTAATTCGCCTAATATTAAGCAATGGTATGCCAAGACAAGGATACTTCTCATGCCATCAAAGTATGAGAGTTGGGGTAGGACAGCAACAGAGGCGATGTGTAGTGGGATTCCGGTAATTTGTACTGATACACCTGGGTTGAAGGAGAATTGTGACAAGGCAGGTATTTATATTAAAGATAGGAACAATGTTAAAGAGTGGGTGGAAGCTATTTCAAAGTTGGATGACAAAAAAGCCTATTCATGGGCATCAAGAAAAGCAAAAGCGAGATCAAGAGAGTTTGACACAAGAAAAACGCTTGATGAGTTTGAATCCTGGTTCAGAGAAAGTGTTAATAAATATAATTAAAGATGACATATATAGACGGCATAACAATATTAGCTGATGCGGTTGTAGAACCAGTTAGCCTTACCGATGCTAAAAATTGGTTGCGTATAACCAATTACGATACCGATGATGTGCTGATTAATGATTTACTTAATGCAGCAAGGGTGCATATTGAGAAGTTGACCGGATGCTCTTTGGTTAATAAGCAAGTAAGGATAAACGTTGAATTGACTCCACAGAGCCAAGGCTTTTGGATTATTGATGTACCTTATGGGCCGTTGGGTTGTGTGGATGAGGTTAAGGTTAAAACTGGCATGAACACCTATGATGTACTCACAAAGAATGATGAGTATGAAGTGATAGGCGGTAAAATTTGGCTATATTCACCAGGGATTTATGTGATAAAGTATCAATGTGGATACAACTCAATACCAGAGGACTTGGCTACTGACATACTTACTTTGGTTGCTTGGTCTTATGAGAATAGGGGTAAGAAGATGAATAATGACCCAAGAAACAGAATGACTGAGTTCCCATCATGGGATGGTTTGAATTATCACCAATATAAAAAGGTTGTGATATAGTGGCAAATGGTTTTAATATAGAGATAAAAGGACTAAAAGAAACATTAACCAAATTAACTAAAGAAGAAGTTAAAATGGAAAATGCTTTAGATTTTGCTATTGGAATAGGGGTTGATCAAATGGCAACAGAAGCAAAAAATAAAGTAGTAGTGGATACAGGTAGGCTTAGGGCATCAATAACTTCAAATAAACAAAAAAAGTTCTATTATGAACTTGTAGCACAAGCTGATTATGCTGCATATGTTGAATTTGGAACTGGTAAATACTATATAAATCATGGTGGTCAATGGGATGTTTTAGCATCAAAATTTAAAGGTAAAGGTAAAAGACAAGTTAATTTGCAACCAAGACCTTATCTTTATCCAAGTGTAAACCATGTTTTGCCAATTATAGAACAAGATTTGCAAGATATTGCAAATAAAAAAATAGATATATAATGCTTGATAGTGCAAATAATATAAGATTAATATATCTTTCTATTTTAGATGGTAATTTATCATACAACGGTAAAAATGTACCTGTGTATGGTCAACAAACTTTTACTACTACTCCAGAAAATTATGTGGTAATTTCTTCAATAACTGAGTCAGCAAGAAATACAAATAATACTTTTGGCAATAATGTAGATGTAGTTATTGATATATTTAGCGAACAATATAGAGTTTATAAAAATGATATATTGGATTCAATATCATCTCAAATTTTGAATATATTAATACCAAATAGTCAAGTATCAGGATTTAGTGATACATACTTTTCGGTATATCCATTTCAAAGAATTTCATCAAATTACTCTACATTGCAAGATGGAGAGAACTTTGTTGCGAGAAAAATAATAATAATTAGTAATTTAGTACAACAAAAATAGAATAAAATGGCACAGCAAATTTTAGGATCATTGCAGAATGTTGAGATTGATGTAGCTGGTGGCTCATCATACCTCAACTTGGTATGTCTGCGTACCTCATCTGTAAATACAACGGTAGATTCAACCACAGAGCAAACAAATTGTGGCGCATTGACAAGTGTAGCAGAACCAACAATGAGTGTTGACTTTGATGCAATTTGTGAAGTTTCTCCAAGCGTTTCTCAAATCTCTTATGAGTCTCTTTTGGCAGCTATGGTAGCTAAAACACTTATAAGCGTAAGAGTTCAGAACCCAGTTGTTAGTGGTTCAAGCGCAGGTGCTACCTATTACCATCAGTTCCTTGGATATATCACTTCTTTGACATTAAATCAGTCAACTACTGAATTTATAAACTTCTCTGGAACAATTACCTCTACTGGTACACTTGATGTTACACCTTAATTATGAACTACACTACTATTACTATAAATAATACTAAGATTGGACTTAAATTTGGGATGGCATCTTTCAGATACCTTTCCGATAAGTTTGTAGAAGGCAAGGCTTATACAAATAACGAGTTAAATGAGATTGGGATTGCCCATATTTTATACTCAGGTTATTATAACAATTGCCTTATTAAGGATGTTGAGATTGAGCATAGTTTTGAGTCTTTTGTTGATTATATAGAAGCTAATTTGAACAATGAAATTGTACTATCTGAGATAAAAGATACAATACAAATTTGGAGTCAAAACGAGTTTCTTATGCCGAAAGAACAACCAAAGCAAGAGGCAAAAAAAAAGATTACTCGTGGGAAGAAATAGAAGAATTTGCATTTGGTGACTTATGTTTACTGCCAAATAATTTCTATGCAATTAGTCCGAGAGAGTTTTCTTTAATGATAAGAGGAAGTGAAAAACGTAAGGTTGACACTTATAAGCAAACGAGACTTTTGATGTTTACAATGGTGCGGTTAATGGGTGATCCTAAGACCGCACCAAAAACACCAGAAGCATTGTGGGAATTGCCAGGAGATGA